CATTTGCTAAGATGGGTGGTATCATAGATCAAACTAGAATGAGGTATCTATGAGTGATGCATTGCGATTAGCTTTTTACGAGAGAAAAAAATCTGATAAGAAAAAAGGTAAATTAAAAGGAGTAGATCCGAGACAAGGTTTAGAATTCAAACATGGAACACCGCCATTAGGAAGATCTAATCATTTAAATAATCCAGTAGTTGGAATTTCACTAAAACAAGGTGGAATGCCCACAAGAAGAAAATCTGCAGGTAATTATCGTTCAACAAAATCTGGAGCTGGTATGACACAAAAAGGTGTTATGGCATACAGGAGAAAAAACCCAGGGTCTAAGCTTAAAACAGCTGTTACAGGCAAAGTTAAAGCCGGATCAAAAGCAGCAAAAAGAAGAAAAAGTTATTGCGCTAGGTCTTTAGGTCAGTTAAAAAGGGCTAGTGCCAAAACAAGAAATGATCCAAATTCAAGAATAAGACAAGCTAGAAGAAGATGGAAATGTTAAAAAAACTAATAGAATTTTTAAGAATTCAATATGGATTCTTCAAAATGAAAGTTTTTTATAAGTATACTAATTTAGAATATAGAATAAGACGTTTAGAAAGAGCAGAATATTGGAAAAATAAATATAAGCGTTAATGGATTATCACACAGTAAAATATATTCAAAATAAGGTCTTAAAACCAAAAATAGATACATTAACAGCAAAAATTAAATTAGGTGTTGACACCTTTGTTGAGTATAAGTATATAATAGGACAAATCAGATCGTGTGAGGATCTGCACAGGGACTTAAGTGACCTGCTGAAGAAACAGGAGCCAAATGAAGACACAGAAACAGGAAGTACCAAAGCATGAACCTGCTTTATTAAAAGCCTACAAATCTCAAGAAGAAGTAAAGAAACTTTTCTTAGATCCCACTTCGCTAGATAAAACATCTTTGGAAAGATTACCTGAACCCACTGGATATAGAATATTAGTTCTTCCATACAGCGGGCCTAAAAAAACTAAAGGCGGAGTAATTTTATCAGATCAAACGGCAGAAACAATTGCAATGACAACTGTATGTGCATATGTTTTAAAAACTGGACCTTTGGCTTATCAAGACAAAGATAAGTTTCCAACTGGCCCATGGTGCAAAAAAGGTGATTGGATAATTTTTGGTAGATATGCTGGCTCACGTTTTAAAATAGAAGGCGCTGAAGTTCGAATACTAAACGATGATGAAATCATCGCAACAATCAGTAATCCAGAGGATATACTGCATTTATACTAGGAGATAAAAATGGTAGAGACACAAATAAATAAAGGCGACGTTGAAGTAGATTTAGACATGGATAATGTAAGACCTGCTACAATTGATGTTGATAAAAAAGAAGAAGAAACAGAGTCAAAAGATGTTAATTTACAAAAAGAACAAGTTGAACAAGAAGGCGCTGAAATCAATAGAGATAAAACTCCAATTGATGTTGTAGAAGATCAAAGTAAACCTGAAGATGATGGTTTTGATTTGAACAAAGCATCTGATCATGTTCAAAAAAGAATAAATAAACTTACTAGGCAAAGAAGAGAATCTGACAGAAGAGCAGAAGCAGCTTTGCAGTATGCTCAGGGTTTAAAAAATGAAATTCAACAATTCAAAAGTAAATATCCTAAAATGGAGGCTAATTACTTAACTGAATTTGAAAAAAGACTTCAAACAGATGAGGTTGCAGCTAATTCTTTATTGCAAAAAGCAATAGAAGGACAAGATGCAAAATCAATTGTTGATGCAAATCAAAAACTTACTCAGCTAGCTATTGAAAAAGAAAGACTGGCTCAGACCAAGTTTTTGAAGGAACAAGAGGCTAAAAAACCTCAAGCAGACATAGTTCCACCTCAAATGGATCAAAATCAACCCCAGCCAAGTATGAAAGCTCAAAGATGGGCAGAAGATAATCCTTGGTTTAACGAGGACGAAGTTATGCACGATGCAGCGATTGCAATTCATAAGAATTTAATCGCAAGTGGGGTTGCAGGAGACTCAGATGAGTATTATAATCAATTGGACAAACGAATTAGGAATTATTTTCCTAATAAATTTGAACAAACACAGGAGCAACGTAAACCCGTCCAAACTGTTGCACCTGCAGTGCGTAACCAAGGTGGACGCAAGACTGTGAGACTCACCAAATCACAGGTAGCGATAGCTAAAAAATTAGGGGTGCCACTAGAGGAATAC